ACTATCTACACTTTCTCTAGTACTAGCATTAGTAACATTATTTTTAAGACTCAATGAGAGTCTTGCATTATGAGAATTCCCATCAGCACCAATATAAGTGAAACTGTAAGACGTTGAATTAAAATTATCAGGATTTAAAGTGTAGCTTTCATTTAGTCCTGCCCGATACCAGACTCTGATAATACCTTTAGGTATGTTACCAAAATCTCCGTCTGCAAAAACAATACTGATTTGATCATCTTCTCTACTAGCCACAGTATAGATATCTCTAACACCATTTTGACTTGCATTAAAAATTGCATTAAGTCCGAACAGTCTATCAACTCTACTCCATGTTTTTTGAACAGTTCCTATTTCGTCGATACTTTGTACCCAAATATTTCCATTACTAATATTTTGTTCATTGATATCTATTACCATATTAGGTAAACCGTCATTGATATTAAAGTCCTGATATTCCAATGTACCTTGTTTAAATCCTACAAAAAATCCTGTATTTGCACTTGCAAATCCACTGTTGTCATTTTTGTAAAGTATGTCTATAACACCATACGGGTCCGGGTCTTTTTCAATTAAATTTTTGTTGTTGTAAGCTACACTGTGTAGACTAAACCTAGCACTACTGCCATTAACAGAATTACTGAAACTTTTTGTAGTTGTATTATTAATACTAGTAGTTCTGTAAATCTCGTTTGCTATGCCGTTATTACTAAATTTACTAAACGGAGATCCAAACTGACTTGTACTTTGAAAAATTGCATTCATCACTGTGATAAAATTTTGATAAGAGTCTGGGTCTACTAAGTCTTCAAACTGTAGTGTAGTGTTTGCAAGACTAACACCATTGACATCATAGATTGTTTCGTCAGTTGTAATACTATCTACTTTTAAATAACCACTAGCAACAATATTTCTAGTAGGAGTATAACCTAAGAAATCAGCAATACGTAAGGCGCTTTCTCTGCGTTCTGCTGTACTTAAATAATTCTCTCTGCTTGCTAAATCTGCTCTGAATGCTAAATTATGACCTAAAAAAGCCATAAGTTCAATTAAACTTACAAACTCACTTGAACTAATCCAGTCATTGAAATTTTCTGGATAGTTATTGTTGATGTAATCAACCATGCTGTTACGTATAGTTTCAAAATCGTATGCTTGAAAATTAGCTTCGCTAAAACTTTCGTATACAACACTAAAATCTTCTGCAGCAAATAAACTGCTCTGTCTTGCGCCCTGTGCCATTATGTTATCTCGCCTACATATGTTAAGAACAGCTCTTCTGCTGTTCCGGTGTCGTCATACCTTAATCTTACTTTAATTTGTAAAGTATGATCATTGGGTTTACTTAATAGTGTTTCTAGTGCAATCCATCTAGGATCGTTATTAATAATACGATTGACGTCATCTAATGCTGCTGACTCTGTTTCACTGTCAAGAGGTTCAAAAACTAGTTCATGCAGTATACTTCCAAACTCTGGGTTCTGCACTCTCTCACCCCGACGAGTGTAAAAATGATTCATTAGGTCACGTTTAGCAAGTTCTGAGTCTACCAGTGTCTTGCTAGCTATAACTGTGTCGATTGTACTATATCCATAATATGTTGCCATACTACTATTTATAGCAAAATTAACTACTCAGTTTATATTTTAATAGTAATATCTATTAAATCACCACTTACAAGGGGGTGTGTGATAGTTAATGTCGTATTATCTACAGTATAATCATAATACAACTGAATCTGTTGTCCATTTATCAATACTTTTATTTTTTCAACAGGATACACACTCGGATCTTGAGTAAGTTTAAATTGTGTAGTGTTGCCATCCGATTCAAATCTCTGTTGTACAAGTGTATCGTTATACTTTTTAACAATATCTCGTTTAATTCCTTCTGGCGTATAAGGTAGAAAATCGCCAGTTTCTGCAAAATATGCAAAACGGGCAAAACGTAATTGTTGACTATCTAGTAATCTTAATTCGTTTTTCTTACGCATGTCATGGATACCTTGTGTCCTGAGCCATATCCTGTCTTTGAATGAATCATAATCTGCTAGTCTTAATAATTTTGCGCAGAGAACAGATTTTTCTTTGTTGATCGTACTTCTAGACATCATGTCTGCAACACTGTCCCAGTTTTTATTCTGTATAACAGATCTTAAATCATAATGACCTTCAGGAGATGCTACTGTGTAAACATTCCCTGTTGTCCAGTTAAACAGCACAATAGCATCATATTGATTCTGTGTAATTTTTAAAATATCTAAATTAGATATTGATTTTAAAACTTTGCTGTTTTCATTTTCCCATTGTAATATCCAGTCATTGTATGCTTGTTGTTCTGTTACACCGTTTGCGAAATTACTTTCGCCATATCCTGCGGTGTCGTAAGCATTATATCTACTAAAATTTAACGCAACACTTCTAACAGATTCGCTCGCACCTATTGTAGTAATATCTATTAAGGTGTCATACATAGTGTCATCTTTTACAACATAGTCTGTCCACACTGTGCGGAAGTATTCAGGAACTTCAGTTAACATTACAAAGAACCTCCCCGACCTCTGAGCCAACCTCTTCCGGTTCTCGGATTTAACATCTTATGACCGTCTGGTTCTACAGAACCAAGTCCACTATTTTTATTAGTGTTTACAGTTTGGGGCTTTATTTCGTCGTAACTATGAGATTTATTACTTTGTAGTTTGTTTAAGTTATAGTCTTTGGCAGTTTTATTTGTTATACTACTTGGTGCTTGTACAGCTATATTACTTTGTTCTTCTGTGTGTCCGCCCCACGGCTCATGTTCTGGTACTCTGCCAGCAATACTTTTCTTAACAGTTGTGTTACTTGTTAAATTTTGAGTTACTGTTTTTGTAGCAGGCGTTGCAGGCGGGCCGTTAAGATCGATTAATCCATCAGTACTAATCCTGACATTTCCTCTGGCTTTGATATGTCCATTCATATCAGTAGTAAGTTTTATATCTTTTGCACTGTGTACGTTTAGTTCGCCTGTTGCATTTTCTATCTTGATACCTTCTGATCCTCTTGATTTAATATTAATGTTGTCTGCATCTAAGTTGAACGTGCCTCCTACATATAAATTAAAATCATCTTCGCTGTGTAGACTAATTCTGCTTTCACTGTAGACATCGATGTCGCCTGCAGAGTTCATTTGTATCCAACTAGTGCCGTCGTGATTGCCAATGTATACAATATTACTAGTATCATTTATTAATACCTGGGCGCCGCCTTTGCTTCTCCAGCGCATTAGTTTATTTTCGCCTGCTGATCTATTTTTATCAGCAACTAATACATCTTCATCATTGCGGGTGCCATCATCCATAACAAAACTATGTCCACCAGGTGTGTTAAACCCAAATAAATTTATAGGAGACTCTCTTCTAGATCCACTACTAGTTAATCCTCTAACACTATCTAGTCCAAGCCCTTGTATTGCTAATTGATCTGATACAGGGTGTCTGACTTTTTCTGTAGTATCTGACACAGCGACACCTGCATCTAAACTAGGACCAATGGTTGTTTGGCCGCCTTCTGCTAATTCGTGTGCAGGTAGACCTGGTATCTGGCTTGCTCTGCCGGCGTCTGGTAATACGCCTAATAAGAATCCTTCTTGGTCAGCGCCTGTAAATGCAACTAGTACTTCACTACCTGGGGCTGGAGGATGCGTTATCATACCGTACTGATTACTATATCCACTGTCTTGTATCGAGCCGCCAAAATTCATCATGCGTCTAACTCGATGATATTGTCTTCTAACATCGTCGTTATCTTTTTCAGTAATAACTTGGTGACCTATTAGTTCTACATTAATGTGGCCTTGGAATGTATCATCTTTAATAGCTACTACTTTTGCAACAAATACACCGTTAAGTTGCATAATTGCGCCAGCACTACCTCCTCGATAATACCTATCGGGAATGCCAGTACTTTCATTGTCTTTGCCTGTGTATCTCATACTATGCTCTTCCTTGTGCTATATCTGCTAACCATTTTGGTGCGTTTCTAGATCTAAACGTACCATTGTCTAATGGGCCGCCCCAGTATTGTGTATACCCTCTTTCTGGATAAGAACGGTCGATATGAAATGTATTGTCTCCCATGTATCCGTTGCCTGCGCCTATTCCGGTTGCACCCGCTAAACGACTTTGGTTTATAAAGTTTTGTATTATGGGTAAGTCATTGGGGTTGTTGGTATCCAATGGTGTCGATCTTCCTGGAACAAATAACTGAACATCTGCTGCCATACCGTTATCGTGTCTGTGACTTCCTGTTCTATTAGGGCCACTGCTTGGTTGACCGCCACTGGTAACAACAACATTTACACCACTGTTTATACCAGCTGTTTCTAGTATCCTGACCACACTGGGATCTACTGCTTGATTTCTAATACCGCTTTGCGCTTGTGTAACTACTCCAGACCCAGTTCCGTTTTCAAATTCGCCAACGCCACTACCGCTCGGAGTGCTGGTAGTTGATCCTTCGCTGCCGCCGTCGCCTTGTTCTTCATTGACAAATCTGTCAGCAAGTTGATTATATTCATTGAGATCAATTTGACCAGATGTAAGCTCAGATAATACCAATCCAACATTGGCATTAGTATCTCTAAATGTATCTAACATCATTATAAATTGTCCATCTTGGTATCTTGCTTGCACTTGTGTTACTCTATACAATCCTGTTATACCAAAATCTTTTTCTGGTATGTTTACTAGTCCTGTGTTATCTTCTGGATAAGTTGGAAAATTTAAGTCTAAGAAAAAGCTATTGCCTCCTCTGGTATATTCAGCATTATTTTGAATATTTTTATTACTTGCGCCTTTGGGTTTGCCTAACCAATAAGGATCACCTCTAACTGTAATTATCATAGTTGCTAGATCTGCTAAACTATTAAGGTTAATTTCAACTGCGCCTAACATAACTGTACCTGCACTATCTCCCTTGTCGGGTCCAGCAGTAGCTTTACTATTAACAGCATTTGCTATAAAAGTTAAT